TCATCATCACATTACTGTGATGAGTCCCTATTTTATTAAGGAACTCGTGACTTGGAACTATTATTGGTTGTAATGATTTGTGATATAATAACACATTCCTTGGAGATAATTTCTCGAATACCTCATCTTTTATAGTCTCAGGGACTAGATGAAAGGCCAAATTATCCCCATCGAAGTCTCCACCTAATTGACTACACAGTAGGATCGGTAATCCCATTGTGTAATTAGGAGTCAATCTTAATTTACCATTTATGTTCATAGTAGTTCGCTACTCTACTACCGTAGTACAATGACTACAGCTGCATCTCACAATGCAGATCAGACTATATCATTACCCATTAGGGCACCTACTACTTCCAGTACCAAACGCGCTTGTACTGTACTCTACTCAGTTCATGATACCTGATATCATGCTTTTCGATAGTCGTTGAACTTTATTCTGAATCATTAGTATTCTTTCGGATCCTCTAGAAATTCTAACAGGTTGAATTTCTCATCCAACACTTCATCCTCAGTAAGAGTTATGTATATAATATTAGCATCTGAGAATAACTTAATAGCAGCTTCTCGTTTGGCTACTACTATATCATCATATACTAATCCCTTCGGTTTCACTTCTACTACTATATCTCTCCCATCCTCTAGAACTAAATGAAAATCAGGCCTATAAGTATGTTCTTCGTTATCAGTAGGCTTTATATAAGGAACTAGGAGATCCCTACAAGAATTTACAGATACTATATACTCCTTAGAATCACAATATTCCATAAATTTTAATTCCCATGATGATAAGTAGTAGATATCTTCTCCATTTGACTTCTCAGGAGTGTAGTGACCTTTCTTACTATTGCCATAAGTGGGCATGAGATCAGGCATTCTTCTATATCTCTTTATGGCCGACTTCTTCAAATTAGCTTTATGAGACTTAGATTTAGGTTTCCCAGATCTCTTCTCAGACATACTCTTTCTAGCACTTTCAGGTTGATGCCAACCTTTCCAGTTATCAGGATTCTCCTTATGAGCTCTTGTAATCCCTTCTACCCTATTTTTCTTAGCTTCAGGAGATTCTTTCTTCCCAAGAGATGAGTATACAAAGGACTTTACGAAATCTTCATTAGTTGAGATTAGATATTTAGAGTTACATGAAATGCTACAGAATTTTCTATATCCTGATGATATATTTATAAATTCTACGAAATTTCCGCACTCTGGTCTATGACATTTAGGTCTATCATCAGGTGACTTAAGTCCTAGGACTACTATATCATAGTAATTCTGAGTAGTCATACCATAGTATTCTAAGGATTTCCATATAGTGCATGATGATACCCATTTATCTGGACTATTAGTAACCCACTCAGGAAGTAAATAATAAACTCCGTTATTTGAGGATCTTCTAGTATACTCCTCCTTATCAAGGGTCCTTTTGTATGGATTAAGGTTATAGTAATAACTATATAATTCTACTTCATTCATAATTCAGAATCTTAGCTGCTGATTATCTGTAGTTCATGACAGATTTTCCAGCAATTCAATAGGTTTTACTCGCGCAATAAATTACTATAACGCGATCAAATTATACTCCAAAATTTTCACATGAGGTCGCAACTCTCATGCAGTTCTCAGGACTCATGTTCCATGAACTTCTGTACTTTTCAGTACAGTTAAGACTATATCATTATCCTTACTCAGGATACTCACCACTTCGGATGTCATAAGCTTACACCCTACTCTACTCAGTTCAGTATTTCTACTGCTTTTCGATAGTCGTTGAACGTTTCTGCAATCATTTAATGATGCTGAGATTCTTTGATTTCTTTACTGTACTATTCACAAACTTGATGACTTCCTTAGAGATCTTCTTGTCCATGAATTCAGTATATCTTGAACCATCACTACTCAGCAGAGTGCAGTCCTGAAATTTAACTAGTATATCAAATTCTAGATCAGCCAGATCATTCGTAGGTCCAGCTACTACCTCCAGAATCTTCCCTCCCAAATAAGATATTCTGCCCTCGTAGTTCTTTGAGAATCCTACTTTTATCGAAGCAGGGAATTCTAAGATGTAGAAGTATCCGGATTGGGACTGGAACTTATTATGTAATAATCTTCGATTGGTCAACCTCATTTGATACTCAGATCCGTACCCTCTTGATGATTTATCCAGAGAATTCTTAGATCTAATCTCATTCATACGTAATCTCTTCTGATCAGATGAATTCCACTGACCGATCCTGCTAGTACCTAAGTACCTGCCAGATCTATGAAGTTCTTTCATATGAGCTGACCTATCGAATCCAAATAACTTAACTTTTATCATATCAATTCGAAGAATTATCTTACCTAACTCGCTTTCTAGTTCGTTATATTACTTGATTGCAAACTTCGCTGCTGATTTTCCTATTACTAGGAGGTTCCAGCAATTCAATGAGTTTTAATTGCACAAATATGATACTTAATTACCTGTGTATCAGCTAACTATGCAATGTCGGAGGTCTATTGATGACCACCACTTGTTGTTCTGCGTATGTCTTGAAGAGTTTCTGCATCTCAGGATCAAATGCTTCCTCCTTAGTACTAAGGATAGCCTGATCCTCTGAGAAGTTCAGTTCCTCCATTAGATACTTGATGAATCCTGATCTACAGATCTCATATGCTAAGTGTATAGGTATCTCTACCTCGTCAATAGGAAGATCTACTGCTGGCACAATAGGACATCTTCCTGAATTACTTGTTCTAATTGAATACAGGTCACGAGCCAAGTTCTCTTTGGATGAGTTGAGTAGGTCAGTTGCCTGACGTAATCCATTCTCCAACATAGCCCTTAGAAGTGCTGTATACTTCACTTTCTCACCTGGAGTCTTAAACTGAGATAGCACTGTATCGTAGTTAAAGGACTTTGCATCCTTATTAGCACTACACATGAATCTCAGGATAATCTGGTACCAAGTAGTCAACTTAGGAATACCCAATTCAGGCTTTCCATTCTTGACTGTATACGAGGGAGGTCTCATGATAGTGGGGAGTACTAAATAAAGCCTATTGATATAGGACTTGTACTCCTTTACATCACCAGGTCTGAACTCCTGAATCAACTTCAGTAGTCCCTCGTAACTGGACTTCTCCATATCGGTGATTATATCAGATACAATCAGTTTCTTCAGTCTGTCATCATATTCAAATTGACATGAATCATAGACTTTCTGGGTCAGTTTGTATCTTGATCCAGTTTTATAAAATTCTCCAGTCGAATCCGAGAATTCGAATTCTTTATCTGGGAATATTCTATCAATGAACTCCTGAAAAACATCAAATCTCATGGGATTCAAATAATAGAATGGAAGTTCTATCCTAGCGAACCTTCTCAGTGCTTCTATCTTAGAGTATACGATAGCTTCACATTCAGGACAAGGTTCGTTGGATACAGTCCTCACTTTACCACAGATGCATCGATCCCTGTAAGGAGATCCGAATACCTCAACATCATAAACTCCACCTCTTACAGGGATGAATGTCTTGAATTTAAGGTTTGCATCTAGGTGAGTCGTGAGAACGAAATTTTTGGATCCTCTTCTGGTGTAGTCAAGGATATCCTCATCAGTTAATATTTCTAATGATGCCATTTATTGTGATTTTTAGTAATCCTTCAGAATGATCCTACTTAGTATGTCATTATCCACATTAGTTTCTTGTGCATATCTGACAAACTCCTCTCTGACATCTCTGATAGCTTCAGTTCTCACTTTATCTTTCAGTCTCTCTGAGATCCCCTCATCCTCACTGACAACTACCTCAATAAGATCACTAGCTTGATCCTGAGTCATGGATCTTGATCCAGAGATGTACTTAGTTCTATATGTTCTATAGATCTCTATATCCTCTGGACTTAATCCTCCTACATCATTGAATTCTGCAGCTCCTCTTATCTCATTTGGTTCTCTATTGAAGAATGAAAGTCCCATGTATCTGATCTTCTCAGCCAGCTTATCCCTTCCCCTCTTCTCGAACTCCCTAGCTACCTCTTCTACGATCTCATGCTTCTGATCTTGAATCTTCTGAAAAGCTTCTCTCACTTGCTGCTGATAATCGAATGGAAGTACATCAATATTAGCAATTAGAGGAGTGTAGATCTTACTGGAAAGTAGATAGATAATGAATGCAGGGAGTAGTCTTTGTTTCCTCTTCTTATTGACTGCATTATCCTTAGAATAATCCATGTTACTCAGATAAGATAAGAATCCTCCCACTACTTCGTTATAGGATTTCATTAACTGTTCATTGAATCCATAGGCTTCCTCTTCACCTTCCAGTGCGGCTTCTACATCAGCTCCTTCTAGTAGTCCAGTACTGAAACTATTAGGCATTCGGTTCTTACCTTGCTTGTGGAAGATCTCCAGCATGTAATTGCTAATAGTAGATCCACTGGTATGAACTGGATTGGCTGAGATAACTACTGACGTCAGAGTTTCTAGATCCTGAGTCTTCATATTGTCATAAAGTCTACTAAGAAGTAGCTCAGTCCTAGTGATCCCTCCAGCTCTCGGCTGATGATCCTCTTCTGGTGAATCTCCCTGAGGGTCCTCATCAGATATGAACTCATCGAGCTCTGCAGAGTCATCCTGATCTGGATCATCAATTTTGATGACCGGATCATCCATTACTTCATTTTCATCTAAATCAATCATATCCTGATTAAATTATTGATATTTCTAATTAGTTCTAGAGTTCATTGTGGAATGATTACAGGATCTGGAGTCAACTCCTTATTGAACCCATCGAACTTCTGACAAAATACAGAAGCCCTTAGTAAAGATCCTATCACCTTAGTCCCTGACCTATCTACAGATTTGAATAGTCTACTTGAGTTCTCATTGTAGATTTCTTCCAAGTCTGACCTATTGTACATTAGAATGAAGTCATGAGGAGAATTAAAGATCTTCATTAGATAATTTATCAATCTTCGATTCCCTTTATCATAGAATGCTAGGCTATCTAAGAAGTCTCTTATGATTATGATCTTCTTACTCATGGAATCCAATAACTCATCCAAGGATTCAGCATTGATCTTATAATCTCCAGACCTCTGTCTCACCCTCATTCCTCTCTTAGGAGAGTACCTAGGGAGTTCTCTGAAACTACATGAATAAGTATCAGGACCTATGTAGATAGAGTTCGATGAGAAATAGGATTCTTTGTATAATCTTGTCATATCATACAGAACTAGATTCAGATCTGATTCAGTGGATACACTATAGAATCTTACTAGATGATCTGAGGACATAGTACTGTACTTATCCATCGTATCACTCCTTATATGATAAATTGACTCATCATAACTAGCCCTTATGTTATAATTCATAACTACCCCTTGGATTTAAGATCGAAGTAAAACTTATTGCTGAGGTCGGTTAAAATTTTACCCAGCAAGTTCTGACCCCAGTTAGGAATGTTATTCATTGCATCATAGGAGTTGTAACCAATTCCCCAGATACGATCATATGGACTGGCTTCTACTAGTTCATACTCATGTAAGCTAGCTAGGTACTCAAGTAAATTCTCTGATTGAGAGTACTTGAGATAATTAGCTCTGTACATAATATCATACTTTACTTCATCCCAGACTTTCTGATCAAAGTCCTTCACTTGTCTACCGTACTTCTTGCATTCTGATGGATCATCAGTAATCTCTAGAATTTTTAATGCCACTTCTTCATCTTTGAAAGTCATGGCTTTGTCATACATGAACTTCTGCTCACTACAGAAGAATTCATGCCCATTTTCGTCTACTATCCTAGTCCTATGAAAGTTACTTAGGACTCCTCCGTAGAAGAATTTGTACTTAACGTTAGTTTGATTCATACTTACTATTATTTAGTTTGTTCAGGTTATTCTAATAAAATGAATAAATCCTGAGTAACCAATGGTTAGTCGGTTACTCAGGATTAAGGCCTGCCAGGTTCAGGAGACCTCTTTTTATTCTAGATAGTAATGAAGGTTTTTTCTCTTTAGGTAGGATATCATAGATCCTATACACCGCAGTTCTCTTCATTACTAGGAAGTTTACAATTCCATCAGGATTCATAGGGAATATCACTACATCCTCAGGTGATACAAATATCTCTTTTCCATCTAGGAGTTTGTACCTTATTCCATCAGAAGATTTAGTTTTATCATACTCTATCCTTACTAGTATGTCTTCATCCTCCTTATCTGGAAGAATTTTTACCCAATTGAAGAACCATGAGTGATCATCTGACTTATCGGAGTATGGATCATACATCATGATTCTAGGTGGGTACGGACTACTATATTCTTTTAGTCTATAAATTCTGCTCATTGGGTAGTAATGTCATAATTCTACCATCTCCTACTTGACATAATACCTGGATTGAGGTCATCAACTGCACAAGACATTCTCTGCATATACAAGTTCCAGTACCACTAGATGAGTAAGCTAATGAATGCTCATGCTCAGGATACCCAGGTTGTGATTCATAATTATAAAGATGCAATCCTTGTAGTTCTTTGAAACAGATACAGCAATTATAAGTACTCTGGTCATCAACTTTGTAAACTTCTCTTGAGTAGGAGTAGAGAATATGGTTGAAGAATCTGAAGTATTGAGGCGATCTGTATCCAGTTATTAGAAGACTCACCTCATACAGATCAGGAGTAGTCGATCCTTGTAATCTACCTGAACGAATCCTATAATCCCTTAATCGATCACATAATTCTCTATCTTTCAGATATACTACAGGACCATAATAAGATCTTAATAGCGACTTGGTAGGTTCATCTAAGTTTGAAATGTTAATCTCTAGTAATCTTAGTTCTTCAGGTAACTCGTTTAATTTAGAAATTAAAGTCTTCATCAAGTTCTGAATTTATGGTTCTTCTTAGATCGTATATAGAGATAGGATCAAATTTCTCAGTGAACTCATCTAATCTTCTAGCGAATATCTGATCATTTGATCCTTTCCATGCTGATCTGTAAATTACTAGTCTATCATCTTCTCTACCATTTGTACAATCCGTTACAATCTTACTAGCCATGTAGATATTACCTGTCTTCAAATGTTTGTAATATCCTCTAATACTAAATTGTACATCCGCAGTCCTCATTCTGATTGACTTTATAAATTAACCAAGTCATCATCTCAATCCACAAGGTCATGAATTCACGTACAGTATTGTTATCAATATCTACTAGCATGAATTTGTCCATGATCACTTCGTAGTATCCTTCTATACAGTATGATACAATTTCCTGATACATGTAATTCAGTACTGACAACCTCGATTCATTGTCTATACATCTAGCTGTACTAGTTTCACAACTACAAGTTGGATCGAGTCCTTCTTTTAGAAGTTGATCATTTATGTATTTAATGATAGGACATACATAGCCTATCGTTCTATTGTCATATCTGCCTTGTAAAGATCCAGGTAAAGCCAGCAATCTCATCACATTTTTCATGAGAGGTTGATAGGCCATTTTGATCTCTATATTAGTAGGGTCGTTCATAAAATCACAAATGGTGACTACATTTGAACATTCAGACGAGATGCATCCCATATAAATATTTCTTAAACATTATTGAAATATGATTCCTAAGGAACTTCATCCTATTCTTATCCAGTAAGAATACGAATACAATAAATCCAAATTTAGTATCCCATAAGTACTGATTAGTATAGTCCAGAAAATCATCATTCTCGCTAGCGATCTTCAGCTTATCATATCTAGTCACTTTGTTCCAATCTATCAGATCGTACTTCCTAGTGACTAATGCAAGTATAGCCAGTTGGTTTGATGATAACTTCAGTCTATCTATCAGGTACTCGTTGGGATTACTGAGTAGTATACTCAGTG